ACAATGTAAGGCTATAAAACCTATAATTTTAAATATATCTAACATATCCTATCCTATCTTTATCCTTTTTACATATTGTGAATTATATTTCCTCTATAATTTCCATTTCCTCAAACCCTATAAAAATAATATTGCTTTCATCTTTTCCTACTTCTGTCCACATTCCATCTTCATCACAACTTACAAATAAGCCTTTATGCTCATTACCGTTTTTCATTTTTATTTTTACTTCTGACATACAGTTTATATATTCTTCACCGTCATTAATCATTAATGTATAAACGGGTTCTATTTTCATTGCTTTACTTCTTTTTAAATTCTCATATTCAGATTTATTACTATCAAAATTAGGTATATATTCTCCATTTGAAGCTGCATATTCCTTTTGAGTTTCATTCCAGCAATGTTCACACATCATTGCTACATCTGCCATGAATGGAGATGGCCTTAAAATTTGATTTTCTTCATTACAATAATTACACTTTCCAACTTTATATAAACTCATTATTCTACATCCTTTCTAGCTCTTTATATCCTTTAGATTCACTTATTACTTTTCTTATTTTTTCAGCATCTGCATCTATTGGCTTATCTCCGACTTCTTTTACTAAAGAGTCAATCATACTTCTGCAACCCTTTTTGGTAGGAAATATAGGTGGTAAGCATTGTCCTTTATGTGGACCATTTATAACTGTAATTACCCATCCATTATTTAATGGATCTGGTTTATTGATTCCATATCCTTTGTATTTCTCTCCTTTAACTTCTCTATTTCCACAACCTGTTTTTATTAAGATTCTATTTGCAGATTTTATTTTAACCATCATCTACACCCTTTCTGATTACCAACTTTTACTTTTTGACCTGTTTTTGAAATCAACACATTTTTCATATGGCCATGAATCTTTATTTCTTGCAAAGACTGAATAGCCTAATCTACTTCTTTTAATTACAGATTGACCTTTGTAAATTTCTTTTTTAGCATCATCTTTAGCTATCTGATAAGCTACTTTTTGAAATTTATTCATTTTCTTCACCCTCTCTGACTACTTCAACAATTCTGGATTTTGATATATATTCCCAATTATTTTAAGCTTACATAAGCTATTTAATATTTCAAAAACATGAATATATTTCATATCTTTTCTAATTTCTTTGGCTTCAAATCTTGATTTTGAATCATTATATTGAACGATACATTTATAATTTCTTTTATCTCCAATCATTTCTTCAACTTCAATGATATAATTTTCATAAATCATATCATCTTCAACATCTGTAATTCCTGTTGGTCTTAATATTTCTGCATCCCCTAATATCCCTCCTATAAAGCTTTCATAAGACATATATGGTTTAAATTTTAATATCTCAAAGTTGTTATCTTCAATTTCATTTACTACTTTTAAAGTAAAATCTTTAGCCTTCAATATTCTTCACCCTTTCTGACTTAATCAACGCCCTTAACAACTACATTTATTGGCTTTACATCAAAATAAACATCACTAGGTTTTTCACACACTCTGCATAAGACTGTTCCATAATCCAAATCCAATAAAGTATCTGTATTTTTATGTCCACAATAAGGACATTCCCATTGCATTATCTTTTCTTCTATACTCATACTTCCTTCGCCCTTTCTGACTATTGTGAACTAATATTCATCAACATTTTCCTCATATTCTTCTTTTGATATTGGAGTTATATACTTAAGTTCACCTTTAACTTGTCCAACTATTGCCTTCTTATATCCTTCTTCAAGCTTTTGCATTTGTTCATCTGTAGGTGCCTTTTCTACAGTTAATGTACAACAAGAATATACTTCTCCATAATTCCCATCTTCATCTATTGCCATTTTAAGTTCTTTTCCTAATTTAAAATAAAACTTTAGTTCAATCATTTCTATACCTCTCTTCAAATAAATTAATATCTCATATAAATATTAAAATGGATTATCTCCATCATCTACTGGAGTTATATCTTCCTCAAAGTTCAAATTTTCAAATGGATTATTAGATGTTGAATTATCTTGTCCTTTTGCTTTTCCTAAAAACTTTACTTCTGCAGCAACTACTTCAGTAACATATCTCTTAGTACCATCTTTAGCTTCGTAATTTCTAGTTTGAATTCTTCCACTTATAGCTATTTGGCTGCCCTTTATCATGTAATTTGCTGTACTTTCAGCTTGTTTTCCCCATACAACTACAGGTACAAATTCCGCTTCTTTTTGACCAGATTTAGAATTATACTTATCAACTGCTAATGTTAATTTAGTAACTGCTGTTCCTGCTCCTGGTGTAAATTTCAGTTCAGGATCTTTAGTTAATCGTCCAATTAAAACTACTTTATTCATCTTCTTTATTCTCCCAACCTAATAGTTTTTTTTCTAAATTGTCATAGTCATATTCTCTTGCTTTAAAATTATTAAATCTTAAAGGTGCTTTTTCATTTTTAGCTTTTTCTTCTAATTCTCTTTTTTTATCTTCATAGTTTCCCTCTAATACTTTAATAAAATTGTTAGGTTTTATTAGCCAATCAAAAGTTATTACCCATGATTTATTATTTTGACCTTTAAGGAAAGAGCTACTCTGTATATTACTAATAGCCTTTAATACATTTTCAATTCCATATTGTTTGATTCTTGCATTAAGTAATTTATATCTATTAGTACCAACTTTTATAGAAATAACTCTTTGTAATCCTAATAAATTCCATGCATCTATTATTGGTTGCACTTTAGTGCTACTAACTATATCTTTAGATATAGTATTATCTATATCTTTATCTATCTTTATATCTTTATCTATATCTGTGTTACTTTTTGTTACTTGATTGTTACATTGTAACGCCTTAACTTCTTTTTGCTTTTTTTCTTTTTCTCTAAGTGCTCTTACTCTTGATGCGCTTTCACCTTCACTTCCAATCATATTTTGTGTTGCAACCATAAATAATTTTCCATCGTCCCATTGTTCCATTAAGCCTAATTGCGTTAATATATCTACTGCAACTTTTACAGTATCAACATTAGTATTTGTAATGCTTGCTAACATATTTGGTGTGAATGGTATGCAACCATTAAAGATTAAAATCCCATCTGTTGATACTGATTTTAATAAAAGTTTCATATAAAAAATTATATAATCTTTTCCGTTAGGCATATTTTCTAAAATTTTAATTTCATCTCTTTCAAAAAAATCTTCTTTAAGTCTTAACCAATAATATCTTTTTGCCATAGCTTTCCCCTTTTGTTATAATGAAATAGAATTATTTGTATTTGCTATCAAGATATTTTTCTCAGCATACTTTTTCTTGGTAGCTTTTACTCTTACTCTTAAGTATTCTCCATCCACTTTATAAATTTCTCCTAATTCATTCCATGTATGGTCTTTTTTTAATTCCTCTAATTTATTTATTTCTTTTTCACTTAAATAAATTTTCTTATTTCCTTTTTCTACTTTTTTAGGTTTTATTCCTAATAATCCAAGTGTTTTTTCAGCACTATTTTTTGACATTATAGCTGCGTATAACGCTAACCAATTTTCTTTCATATATTTTTTAACTCCTTTTTAAATAAATTTCTTTAGCTTTCTTAAAAGCTGTTTTATAATCTAATCCTTCTAAAACTAATCTTTTAGTTTCTTCTGCTATAGCTCTATCAAGCTTGTCCTTTTGCTCTGCATAAGTTGCTAATTTACCCACCATTTTCTACCTCCTTATAAAGATTGATTTCCCTGTTTTCCTATGAAAAAACTTATAATAATCTGCAGCTTGATCTAAAAACAAGAATTCTTTGTGATTAATCATTTGTGCTGCAAGAAATTCTTTATGCTTTCGTTTTAATTTCATTACAACCATATTTTCACCTACTGTTTATTTCTTTTGGGGGTAAAATTGAATAATTCACATCCTTTCTATCTCCCCATAAATGGGGAGATTAATCAATTTGAACATATTTTTAGGTTCTCTTTAGAAACCTTTTTACTTAATGCCATTCCTTCAATCATGTATTTTAGCCTTAGAAATTCTTCATAGCTAGAATTTTTGATAATAGAAATATTATCAATTAATTCTTTAATCTCAGCTTGTTTTTGTTTCATGCTTTTTCCCCCTTTGTAAAATATTTAATTGTATAATTTAATTATATATCTCAAAGTGATAAAAATCAACCAAATTTGAGATATATTTTTTTATTTATTTTATTGATTTGAGATATTTTTAGTGTTATAATATCTCATAAGGGAGGTGATTTTTTTGAATGAAAGAATTAAAGAGCTAAGAAAAGTCAAAAAATTATCACAACATGATTTCGGAAAAAATATACATTTATCTCAAAATCATATTTCTAGTATAGAAAAAGGAATTAGAAATGTTACTGAGAGAATAATTAATGATATATGTACTTTTTATAATGTAAATAAGAAGTGGTTACTTACTGGTGAAGGTGATATGTTTAAAGATCCCTTAGACCAATTTGTTATTGAAGATGATGAAATAAAAGAGTTAGTTGAAATGTATCTTGAAATAGATACTGATATGCAAAAAACAATAAAAGAAATGATTAGAAAATTAGCTAAAAAATAAGTCTAGTGCCATAACATAAAGATGGCACTAGACTTTAATTTTTATGTTGTAATATATTTATATTTTTAATATGCCTTTTTAATAGGCTAAATGCTTCATAATCTTTCTCTTTTATTTTTTCAATTAAACTTATAAATTCTTGCATTTCCTTTTTACTCATTAGTATCACTCCTATTTTAAGCTTATTTTTATTTTACCATTTTTTAGTTTTACATGCAAACATACGTTCTGTTACTTTATTGTAAACTTTGTATAATTATTACTTTTTCTATAAATTATTATAACACGTCTAGATACCGTTATAACGCTATTTTCCACTTTTTTCTTACATTTTCCAACATTTTCTGCTTGATTTTTTGTAATATTTATCGTATTTTTAAGATAAAAAAAGGAGGATTAAATTGAAAATTTTTTTCAACCTCTATGAAATGCGAACAACAAAAAGAAAAACACAAATACAATTATCAAAAATATCTGGAATAAGTCAAAGTCATATTTCGGAACTGGAGCTAGATAAAGAATCTCCAACATTAAAAACATGGGAATCTTTGTCTAATGCTTTAAAAGTACATCCTTTAGAATTATTGGAATTTAAAGAATATTAGAATTTTATAAATTTATAACTTCATACAATATAAAGAAAAAGTAGTTGAAAATACAGCTACTTTTTTTATTTTATCTTGGAAATAAATTTTTCTGATAACTTATACTTTATACAATTATTAATGTATAAAGTATAAGTTATACATTAATAATTCATGTATATTATACAACTAAAATATACAATTTCACTCTAACTTAGATATAGCAATAATTAGAGCTAATTTTCATATAAAAAATTATTTCGGGAAATTTTCATTTATCGAAATAAATGACTTATCTATGTATTTTATTGGTATTTTGGTTTGGGAAATATTTTTATGCTAAATATACAGAGCAAATAAAAAATATAGCCATAAGTTGTATAAAATAATCTTCTCCACCTCTAGTTTTTATTTTCTTTAATCCATAATATTTTCGACTCCAAGGATAAAGATATGGTGTTCCCATCCTGGTAAAACTATCTGCAAATAGATGCAAACCATAATTTATAGACCATACTAATGCTACTGGAATATTAAAAACACTTATAATTGTTGTACTTATAGTTAAAAATAAAATAGAATGTGTTATAGTTCTATGTTTTAAACCAAAATAAAAATCCCAATCTGGAACAACACTTCCCAATATGCCTACAACTGCTACTGGTTCTTTTAGTATTATTGGAATTGTAGCAGCTAATCCTAACGCTACATGAGTTCTTTTCATCATCTAAACACCTACTTAAAATTAATATGTATTATTTATTTTAAACTTTTAAAAACTTTCTATTCAAAAAAAGAAAGCTAAAACATTTCTGTAATAGCTCTCTAGAATACAATTCAATTATACTAATAGTATATTTAAATCATTAGTTATTTCTATTATTTCTTCATTTAGTTCGTTTAAATAAGTTTTAATAACAGAAAGTATCTCATTACTCTCTACTAATCCTAAATCAAATGTACAGTAGAAATTTAAGTCTATTAAATATAAATGTTTTATATTTAATGAAACTAAATATTCCCCTTTTTTAATTACACTATTTTTATTATTAATAGATGTAAAAATTATTGTTCCTGATTTTATTCCATTCATTTGTTTTACTCCTTTTATGCGATTATTTTTTGTACTATAGCTAAATCTCTCTTAGATATGTCTTTAGCTTTTAAAGCAGTATAAATGTAGTGTATATCGTTTTTAAACTTCTTATGTTCATACTGTTTTACATTTTGCTCTAAGTACTTTCTAATAGCTACAATTTGTTGTCTGCTAAGTTCTTTCGCTTTGAATTTGTCGTGAAAATCCTTATATACATAGTTATAAGATTCTTCAATTTTTAATGATCTTGTCTTATTTCTGTTCATCTGCTCCAATACCATCTCTGCTGTAATAGTGCTTTGTGGTAATAACCTTAACTTTAGTATTCCCCAATTCAAGAATAATTTTATTATTATTGGTAATGCTAATACTGTGATAATTAAATACATAATCATCATCCTTTCATCTGTAATATTCATATTACTTATAGTTTTGTGTAAAGATTAATCTTTGGTTTGGTGTAAAGATTTATCTATAGTAATATGTAAATAAAAGTGTTGGATATGATGTTGTATGTGATATAGGATAGACTGTAGTATTAAAAAACAATCTATCCTATTTAATTTTAGTGTTTAAGCTATTTTGAATTACTAATAAAATAGATATATTATGCAATAACAGGATTCTGTAATAAAAGCCTAACAACATTATTGTAAAACAAATCTAAATACACTACATGGAAATTTTTACTATTATATCTAATCCCTTTTGTGGGGCGACTTATGACTATAATAGGAAAAGTATTGTAACATTCTTCTTGTAATTCTCCTGTTCTATATAATTCCTCATACTTTTTCATTTTTATATTTGATGTATAGTGAGTATAGTCTACTTCTAACAGTATAAAATATACATTGTTTAAATAAGAAAATACAATTCTAGCATCAGGTCTTATTTTATCATTCAAATAACTAGGTTGTATTTTTAAATCTATTAATTCGCAACCATGCTTCTTAATTACTTTTATAAACTCTAAAACTAATAAATTATGATCGCTGATTGGTCTATTATCAAAATAGAATTTATTGTTTAAAACTACACTTGTACTACTTTCTAGTAATTCCATTTGTTCTAGTTGCTTTAATCTTCTTCTAGCACTTTCATAGCTATTATTAAAAAATAATGTACTTGCTTGGTCTACAGTAATTGCTTTATAATCTTGTATCCACGTAAGAACTTGCCTATCCCTACTTGTTAGCATTTTTAAAATCCTCCAAACTAATTACACCTTTTCTATTTTTATTCTTATCTTGTGGCTTGTCTGTGGTGTTTTCATGCTTTCCCAACACTTCTATTTCCTTTTCTTCTATATCTACAATTGCTGGTTTATCTATTGTATATATTTTATTGTTTTCTTTTTTAATATTAATTATTTCTTTTTTTTCTTCTTGAGTTGGAATTTTTATATCGGGAACATACTTATGAAGCAAAATATAATCTTCATCAATCCAAGGCGTTTTAATCATTATATAATCGCTATTTCCGTCCACGATGCACTCACGTTCTTTTAATTTAGTTGCATCACTTGTATTTATAATATTATTACTATCTATAACAGATTTTTGCCTGAATGTAATACGTGTCATTTGACTTTTAAGGTCAGGTGGAATATTGGTCGCTGTAGAACGTTGAACGCAACTAATTATATGAATACCGACCGACCTTCCTGCCTTAGCAATCATCAATATTCCTTCCCAAATGTCTAATTGGTCTATAAAAAATGATATTTCTTCTATAACGCAAATAACACGTTTCATTTTATTATTTTTAAAATGAGTATTCCATTGAGTTATATTTCTTATGCCATGCTGTTTGAATAGATTTGACCTTTCATCTAGTATATTACATAGTTTACGTACATATCTTAAGCAATCGGGCATTGTATAAGCACTTGCTTTAACACATTCACAACTTTCAAAAGCACTTATTTCAGATTTACATATTTGAAGCATATACATATCTATATATTTACTAGAATTATATATTAAATTCGCTAAGATACTCGCTAATAGAAAACTTTTACCAGTTCCAGTTGCTCCACCAATTAGGATGTGAGCATCTTTATTAAGATTTATAAAATAATCCTGTCCTTTGAAGTCTTTACCTATCCAAAGTTGATAATTTTTAGCTTTAACTGGTGCAAATTTAAACTTAGCAATATCTTTATTAACTATCCTCATAGTCATGTGACTTTCAAATTTATCTTTTTCAACTTCTATTATTCCATTTAGATTGTCTTCTAATATATTTAATTTAGAATTTAAATGCTCCATAGACAGTCCTTTTGGAATATTAATATAACAAGTATATCCATAGCTTTTAGGCTCTATCTTATATATATTAAATGTTTCATCATTCTTATTTTTAATTCCTATGCCATTCATTATTTCATTAAAATCATTTTTAAATTTTCTTTCATCTGATTTATTTAGCCAATTGTAAGCATAAAATCCTGCTGCTGCTAGTCCAAGTTCTACAAACATTAGCTTTTCGCCTTCTTACTCATTACTTCTGTTATAACCATTAAGATTGTTCCTCCATAAAGAACAAATCCCTCGAAAGCTCCAAAACCGAAAGCACTTCCTAATGCTTTGCAATTTGTATAAATACAATTAAATAATCTTATATCTAAATCAAACATTACTATTCTCCTTTTTATTTCTTAAATATTTTTCAGGATAATATATCTCACCTAATGTTTGCTTAAGTTCATCTCCACGATCATCTAATTCATATAATCTTTTATATAATTCTAGTTCTTTAATAGATGTTGTCTTAAAACTAATTCTAAGTACTAACGGTTTGCTCATGTTTATTCTCCTCTTTGCTAATTCTATACTAATAAAGTATGTAAGATTAGCAATAAGTGTTACTAATTTTAGCAAAATTTATTTCCACCCTAATAATTTTTGCTCTAAAGAATTATAATCATATTCTCTTGCTTCAAAGTTATCAAATTTTAATTTTTTTGATTTAGTAACAGTATTAGTATTTTTAGATTTATTATTGTGCCCTTCTTTCTTCTTTTTTCTATACATTTCTATTGAATTAATAAAAGCTGCAGCAGTAAACAAATCTTTTTCTATAGCACTACTTATTATAGTTTCAAATCCTTTATAACTCTTTATATTTATTTCAGCACAATATTCTAAAATAGAATTTATAAACTCATAATCATATTTATTGCAAAAATTTAAAAATTTAGGTTTAGTTGTTTTTTTAAGTTCACAAATATTTTCTTTAAATATTTTTTCTAAATCTTGATTTCTACTACTACTACTAGTATTAGTATTATTTATATCAGTATTATTAGTATCAGTATTATTATACATACCAGGTTTTCCATGTGTGGTTTTTCCACATGTGGATTTTCCGTTTGTGGTTTCCACATGTGGATTTTCCGTTTGTGGTTTCTCTATTTTTTCAGGTGTATCTAATAGATCATATTCATAATAAAATGTACCACCATTATTTTTTAATTTATATTGAACTAAATAACCATTATCTTTTAATTCTTTCCATGCTCCATTAAAAGCATCTCTACCTTCTTTGCAAACTTTTTGCAAAGTTGTCTTATATAAACTATAATCTTCTATAGTAATATAACTTTGAATTAAAGCATATAACCCTTTTGCTTTTAAGCTTAGATTGTTATCTCTTAAAGCAACATTGCTAACCTGGCTAAAATAAATTTTCTTTTTTCTAAAAACTCCATTATTATCCATAATATATCCTCCTAAATTACAATAAAAAAAGCCTTCTAGGATTTACTAACCTAAAAGACTAAAAATTTCTATTGCAAAAAGCATGTATATTTGTTAATATAATTACATAAAACAGATATACATATAACATTTAATTCTTTTGTATCTGTAAAATACAATTGAATATGTTATATTAGAAAGTTCTTCGTTGCTTTTAAGTAGTTCCAGTACTTATTGCTCCTAATCTATGTAAGTTGGTAGCTTATATAGATGTGAAGGACTTTTTTAATTGATTTTTTTAATATCTTAATTTTAATATAAAAATGTGGATAAGTCTACATTTTTTTCATAAACTTATCCATATTTTTCTTCAATATATAAGTTTTTTAGTCATCATCTATGTTTATATCTTCAAGATCTTCTTCTAAACTAATTACCTTTTGAATATTATTAGCTTCACCTAATGCAATAGCAACCTGTTCTTTAACTAGCTTAGCAATATCAACATTAACTGTATTAAAATTAGATTTATTATTTTCAAATGCTCTTACTGCTTCACAGAGATAATCTGTAATTTTAATTCCTCTGTCCTGTTTATCAGCAAGAATTTTTTTTACATCTTGATTTTTCTTAGAGAAAGTTAATGTGTAACCTCCACCTTGTTTCACGCTTGGCATTTATGCTTCACCACCATATTTTTTAAATGCAACTTTATATAAACCTTTTGCAGTACAAAGCTGTGGTTCGTCTGGAATATAAGAGTGTCTTAATTCATTAGTTATTATATCTTTTATATGATTTGTTGTCCCTCCAACAAATACAACTGAATCAAGTCTATTTATATTAAATTTATGTGCTTTAATATAATTTAACACTTCATTATAATATAAGACCTTTGCTTTAGTTATATATTCTGAACTCTTTGAATCAATTTTACCTGCTTCTTTTAATCCGTTATCATATAAAGCTTTAGTTGCTTCATCTTCACTAATTATATTTCCTTTTTTATATATAGATAATTGTTCTCTTACAATTTCTATTAATCTATCAGTTCCACATTCTTCTATAAATCTATCTTCTTTTTTACAAGATTTATTTCTGTATAAACTAAATCCCATATTTAATCCACCAAGATCTACAATGCCTACAGTTTGATTTGTAAATCTTTTAGGCTCTAAAAATACTATCCCAGAGCCTTCAGTTTTTAGTGTGATATCTTTTATTTCAAAAGTATATTTATTTCCATTAACAAATACAGTTGTTATCCCTTTCCCTTTAATAAATTCCTTATATTCTTCTTTTGCCTCAGCTGATTGTATAACGGATATAGGACATGCAAGTGTCATATATAATTCATTATTTTCAGTATTAGGCTTTAAAAATTTTGTTATCATAGTATAACAAGATAGTTGATGCAGTAATTGTGTTTTACTAGTATCATACGATTTTTCTTGCCCTTGATCTCCTACAATATATTTTTTATCTTCAAATTCTATAAGATAACTATTACCTTCAACCTCGATAAATCCATTATCTAAATCATACATTTTAGTTCTTACAGTTTCTATTTTTAATGAATCTTCATTTAATGATATATCTCTACCAAATAATTCAGTTTCATATTTACCAATATCAGCACTTAATACAATTTTACTCATATTTATCATCTCCTTAATTATTTCATACCTAAATTATACCTAAATTATACCTAAATGTAAATACTATTTTTAAAAAATATACCTAAATTTTAATTGTTTTTAGGTATAATATACCTAAATTTTAAATTATGTGTTAAAATATTTGAAAAACTCCATAACTCTTTTATCTAATTGTTCTTTTATAGAGTAATTTTTTTTAAGTAACTCTCTCTGTGCTCTATTTATTCTAATGCTGTACACATAATCTTTCTTTTCTTTCTTTTTATTATATTCCATATTTTACCACCTCTAAAATAATTATAACATAATTTCTAGTGTATACAATAGTATACTTATGTCTACGAGTGTATACTTTATTAAAAGAGTAAAAAAATAAAGCTGATTTTATATCAGCTTTTAAAAAATAAATATATTTTTTATATAGAATTGCTACTTAAATGAAGAATTTACAGCAAAGCTTTTAAGTACATTTTCAAAATCTTCTAAACTAATATCTTTAAAATTACATTTAACTAATTCATTTCCTTTAACGAATGCAGTAGCGTAATTCATTTCAACCTCATTGCCATACTTATCTTTTCCTGGACCTTTAGCTTCAAAGAAAAATTCATTTTCTGCTAAAAGATTTACATCATTTAATATTTTACTTATTTCTTTTATTGAATTTAAAATACTAGGCTTATAATATTTATCACTTACTACTTCTTTTACTTTAAAATCAATAGTATAATAATTATCTCCTTCATTTTGTATATTAATTATTTCTATATCTGTTTTGCTTTCCAGATAATCTTTTGTTATACCTGCCTCCACTTCTTTTAATATTTCTTTTTCTTCATTAGCTCCATTAGTTTCAGCTATTTTATTGTTTTCTTCTGCTTTAATATTATTAGTTTTATTGATACCTCCATTAATTATGCCTATTAGTAATATTGCTATTACCCAAAACCATATTTTTTTATAAAAAGGTTTTTTCATTATTATTCCCCCCATAAAGTATTATACTTTAATTTTATATTATAGTAATATTTTGTCAATGTCACTATAAAGATTGTTATGCTACCAGTCTTCTATATTCATTTTTAAGATTTTCTTGGCTTATTCTAGCATATCTTTGGGTAGTTTCAGGACTTTCATGTCCTAAAATATCTTGCACTCCTTGTAAGCTCATTCCACTATTTAACAAGTGGGTAGCTTGTGTTCTCCTGAATTTGTGACAATGAACTCTCTCGGCTACCCCTGATCGTGTATATATTTTCTTAATAATATTTTGAAGTGATCTAACTCCAATAGTTTTATTATTAAACTTCTTACTAATAAATAATGAATTATTATCATCATTTCTATCCTTAAGATAATTTTCAAGTGCTAGTTTAGCTCTTGTACTAAAATATACAATTCTTTCTTTACTACCTTTTCCAAACACTTTTATAGATTTTTCATGCCAGTTAATGTCTTGTAATTTAATATTTTGTATCTCACTTATTCTACAAGCTGTACTTTCTATTAGTTCAAATAATGCTTTTTCTCTTAAAGTCATGCAACTATCTCTTAATATTTCTAAATTGTCTGCCTTATAACCTTCTAATATAAGTTTTGGAACTTTAGTTTGTTTTAATTTAAATGCTGGATTTTTAATAAGATATTCTTCATTCTGTAGCCATCCGAAGAAATTTTTTAGACATGTAATATATCCATTTATAGTAGTTTGTTTTTTCCCTTTTCCTAATTGAGATAAGAATATTCTAAGATCCATTGTTGAAATGGTAGAACATGGCTTGGTGAAAAACTGATTTAATTTATTTAGAAATAATTTATAGTTGTATAGTGTTTTACTACTTAATCCTTCAAGTTTTTTTACAGCTATATATAATTGAGCTTTTTCTTCAATATCGCTTGTTATTAAGCTTGTACATTTAGTTTGTATATCATAATTATACAAAGTTTCATCTATTAATCTTTTAACTTCAAGTTGTTTTTTTAAATCTAATTCCAATATTGGTAATAATAATGTTAGTTTTCCTGTAAGTTTTATACTTACTTCTTCATTTAAGTTACTCATTTTAATTTCTCCCTTGTTTTTCAGAGTAACCTAAGTTATACTTATCTTGCGGATTGGTGGTAACTTAGGTTGCTGCCTTTTTTATTTTCTTATGTAATATTTACTTGTATTATACAAATATTTATTTGTAATGTCAATATTTTTACAATAATTTATTTGTAATTTAAAGATATATATTGATATAAAACAATTAAAAACATATAATATATTTGAGGTGTATGTATGGATATTTCAAAAGAAATAAAAAAAATTATGATTGATATGGATATTGGACAAGTAGAATTGGCTTCTAAATTAGGAGTAACTCAACAAAATATAAGTGCTAAATTTAAGAAAAATGATTTTAGAATAAGTGAAATGCAGCAAATAGCTGATGTTCTTGGATATGAATTAAAAATAGATTTTATTAAAAAACAATAAAAAAATAAAAGCAATAAGTAAAATATTTATTCTACTTATTGCTTTTATTTTTATGTTTAGATTATGCATATGACCTAAACACATTATATATATAATATGCTTAGGTCATACATAGGTTATAAATATATTATATTTATATAAAAAATGTCTGTTTAGATATCAATAATCTTACTATTAAAAATGTACTATATTTTACGTAACAATTAGATTATAAGTACGTTTATAGATGCATTAGTTACCCTAATAAATCCTATTAACATATCTGTTTATATTATTTAATTATTACCTGTATAATCTGCATTTAAAAACATAGATGCTTCTTTAGTTCTACGCCTATAAAGACCTTCTAGTCTTTTTCCACCACCATTACTCCAAGCTTGAAAATTAGCTATAATTGTATCTTTATCTCTTATTCCATTGCATACATTTTTATATAATGTTGAACCTAGAAGACCACCAGTTCCACAATTGTATGCAAAACTTACTAATGCATCAAATTCATTTTGTTTTAAATTTACATTCTTAGACTCTAAATCTTTTTTTATTGCTGGGGCATAACTTTTGTTGATCCATTCTTTTAATAATTTACTAGCTTCACATTCAGATATTTGGTCAGGTAATTCTTCTATTTCTTTACCAGTCATTCCATACCCCTGTGTTAAAACTCCTACACAATCATAATATTTTTTTCCTTCCTTTTCGAATCCTTCCCAAGATTTTATAAAGTTAATACACTTATCTGATACTAGACTATCTTCTATCAATGCACCAGTAGAATTAAATTTATATTCTTTATCATCTATAATAGCTGTACGATTTCCATACATTTCTCCTTTAAAGCCTGTACTATTAGGCTCTAAGTAATACCATTTATCCTTATCCTTTAACCACCCTGTTTGCATAGCTCCACTTGTATCTAAATAGTACCATCTTCCATCTTTATCCTGTAGCCATCCTGTTTGCATTATTCCTTCATCATTTAAATAGTACCATTTTCCATTATCTTCATACCATCCTTTTATAACTTTTCCATCTGTACCTTGTATACACCATTTCCATTGTGACATTATACATTCCTCCTTCTTTTAAAAAGCAATCTAAGTTATAGATTGCTTTTTACACCCTTCTTTTCTCCATCTTTAAGTTGTGCTAGTGCATCTAATAATTTTTCTGGGACTGGTGCACCAAGTGCTGCACAATTTTCTATTAAACTTAATCCCTCATTGGCTATATAAAAATAAGCAACGGTAGTTCTAAAAATCCAATCTCCAGTATTCATAAGTCTGTCTAAACATACAGCCACAATAAGAACTATAAGTATAACTGCTTTTCTTGCGATACCACGTAATCCTATATCACTAGACAATTCTTTATTTACATACCCTCTTAGCACTCCTGTTCCATAATCAAGTAGCATAAATATTATTAAAATAATTAATGCCATATCCCATGCTCCAAACAACCAAGTAAATCCTGTTCCTATTATTGCCACTAGATAACGTAATACATTTAAAATTTTTTCCATTATTAATCCTTCTTTCTATAAAATTAAGCAATAAAAAAAGACCTATATGGTCCTATTCTATTGCCTTGATATTATTTATCCTATATTCCTATTGCGAACTAAATTACAGGCGTAATTAATACTGTAAATTCTGAATACTGCTCTGTAGTAATCTTATTTCCTGCAAGGAAAATATCCATAGTTTCTTGAATACTCTTAAATTCTTTAGTTTCATTTTTCAACTCTGCATTAATCCTGTTCTTTAAAATTCTTCCTAATAATTCTTGCATTTTTGTCATTTTACATTCCTCCATTTTCTACAACTTTATTTTTTTCTGTTTCTAAAATAGTTTTTTCTACATTAGCAACAGTAGTTTGATCTGTATTATCTAAATATGTTTTAATGTCCTCTATTCTTGTATCTTTATCTTTTGTAATTACCTTATTGTTTTCTGTATCTACAGAAACTAATTCTTTACCGTTCTCTATATCTGCAACTAAACAATTATAATTATTTTCTATACTAGTTCCAGACGTAGAAAAAATAATTTTTCCCAAAGAATTATATATTACTAAAGTTTTCATTTTTCTATTCCTCCTACTCTCCCCACGCATTAAATGGGAAATTCCCTGTACTTACACTGCTTGATATTGATAAAATCTTTTTTGTAGAATCATAATATATTCCACTTACAGAATTTGAAGATTGAAAAGGATAAAAGCTCCCTCCTACTTTTGTTACACATACATATGGATATTGTGAATATGATGAATTAGGTTGATCTATTGTTATTGCTCCAGCATTAAAATTTAGAAATATTTCATCTCTAGTACCATTAGTATGATTTATAACTCCTCCCAAAAATTTTTTTCCACCCATACCTTGAATACTTATATTAGCTATTTTAGAAACTAAACTAGCCAAAGCTTCGTTTCCACTAGCATCAATATTTTTAGCTTTTAGTGCAGATGCAGCATTATTTTTAATTCCTTGTATACTATTTACAGTTTCATTTTTATTTTGTGTACCTGTTACAGGACTGCCAACAACTCCTGCTATACCTTGTTTATATGAGATGAAATTGTTGGCACCTTGAAAAACCTCTGCTATTCCAGCCTGTACATCCTTAGCATTCATTCCAGGTATAGTTTCTAGTTCTAGTTCCTTTGCTTTTGTAGCTCCAACCTTATTATTGTTATATAAAAGCTTACCATTAGAATCCTCTGTAAACTTATCAGTTTTCTTCGCAATATCTTTCTGTTGCGTAGTAATATTTCCTACTGCATCATCAATTTTATCAAAATTATCATTGAAAATATTAATGTCATAATTTTCAGTTTCTAATGGTTTTGTTAATTTTAAATTAGTTGTTTCTATACTCAACTATTAACACCTCCTAATTCATTTCTAATTTTCTCATGAGTATAATTGCTAAGATCTGCATGAGTATATTTTTTCATTTCAGCAAAAGTTGTATAAGTAAATTTATATTCAATTATCCAATCTGCAGCTTTTAAAGAGTTTAAAATAGATTCTAAATCACTTATATTAGGAGGAATACCTTTAGTGCCAGTAAATGTTATTATTAAAGTATATTCACTCGGTTTTTTACTCACTTCAACTTCACCATTAGAATAAGCTTCTGCTATATCTTTTATTCTATCTATTGTAATAATGCCTTGTCCTCTTAATTTACTTATTATCTTACTTATTCTATAGGTTGCTTCATAATTATTGCTTACTGGTAATACAACATCTAATTCATATTTATCTAGTGTTTTTTTAGCAGTATGAATAAGTAACTCATTTTGTGTATTTCTACAATCTTCTAAGTATCTATTAAGCTCATTTGCAATAGCTGTAGTAATATTTTTAGTTAAATCTGATGTCAAATAATATGTTGGCATATGATTTAGTAAAGTTAAACTATCCATATACAACAGCTCCTAATTCTGCTATTTGAGTATCAGTTATTTTTACATCTGATACATCTCCATTTATTTTTAATTCAGCAATATTTTTTACACCTTTAGAATTAAAGATTTTATCAGCTATAGCAAAATAAGCAATTGTGCTTTGTTCAAAAGATACATTTTTAAGATAATTCTTAATATTACTTTCTATATCTTTTTTTATTTCATCTAAACTATAATTAGTTGTATCTGTATTTAATGTTACATTTATATTTATTATTGTGTTTGTTGCACTTTCTACTGTTAATGTTCCACTACAAGCTGGTCTTACGCTCTCAATATAAATTTTTACATTATTTATTAATTCTGTACTAGCTGCTTCCTTGTTTGAATTAATAAGAACTATTTTAATTGTTCCTGGACCACTCCAACAATCAATTACTTTTGCATCACCTACACCAATAACGCTTTTTGCCCATGCTCTATACTGTGCTACATTTCCACTTGTTTCAGGATCACCTATCTTTTCGTAGTATCTGTTTCTAAGTTCTGAATCTGTTTCTTCATCATATCCATTTGTAAATGCTTTTTTATTATTAACTGATTTAAGTCCACTTAAAGTTTTTGGGAAATATATAATTGTATTTTCTTTTGTATTTCCTGCACTTCCTAAAGTTGTACAAATTACATTAGCTTCAATAATTCCATTATCATCTGCAATATAATCTTTATCTGCTGCATAATTAATACTACCAATAGACACTAAATCACCTTTAAAATATTTGCTATCAATATCAGCAACAATTTTAACAGTTCCAGTTGAATAAGTTGCTTTTTTCCTCTTAATATTTGCATATTCTTTTACAATTTCTTCTAAGTCTTTTCCAGCAGCAGTATTAATATGTTTTTTAATAATTTCTTTTTCATTTAATTTATAAGCACTTTCAAATTCTTTAGCAGCACTTGAAAGAATATCATAAACAAATTGACCTTTAGATTTATCATAAGAACCATCTATATCACTCAACATTCTATTAAGAATAGTTTCTTGTGTATAACTCACTATATATTAACCTCGCTTTCTACAGTTCCATAAATTGTAATTACATCAAAGCTTACATTTAGTAGTCTTTTATTCCGTTCAAATTTGAAATTTTGTACAGATTTAATCGCAGTGTTTTTAAGTAATGTTTCTTTTACTATTCTCTCAATTTCAGATTTTTTAAAAGGAAATGGTAAATCACTTGTAACTAATTCTTTTAAATCTTCTACCCCATATTCATCTTTTTTTATATAAACAGTATATTTATTAGCTGTTGTATATAGTGTTTTTTTAATCCACATTTTTAATGCTTCATATCCATTAACTTCAACTGGTTTACCATCTTTTATTACAAATTCACCTTTTTCAAAGTCAAATAAAAAAGACTTACCAGTTAAGGTAGTCTTATTATCTGCTTCAGTATTTTCTTCTATAAAATTATATTGTTGTGGTGTAATCACTTAACCACCTCCACTATAAACCATTTTTGACCATTAGATGTAGGAACACAAAGTACATTATCTCCTACTTTTAAACTTTTATCTATCATGCAAGTTCCAGTTTTTTCACCTACTGTACAAGTTCCTATATGAACACTTAAACTATTAGAAACATAAATTAAAGAATCCGATAAAATAACTTTATTATTAAATATGCTTACACTAATAGGATTAATAGATATTACTTGTCCTATTGTTGGTTCATCTGTTGTAATATTATTTCTTTTCCTAAACTCTTTAGCTATATCAACATAAACACTCACATTTACACCCCTTTTTATTAGCTATTTAACTTATATGCTGTACAAGTTTGTCGTCCTAAATTATTTGCTAAAGCTACAGCATCACTACCATTTCCAACATATATATCAAGTCTATTTGCTGAATTAAAGTCATTTCCACCCCTATCTTCAACTGTAAAAACTCCATCATCTAATCCATCAATACCTGTTAACTTAAATTGTGTTCCAAATGGATATACATTTGATGCACACATACCATATTCAAGTGCTTTTCCACTTGCTGATTCTGAGCCACCTTCATTGGCTGCACCTGTATAAAAGCTTAAACTCATTGTTATTTCAGTAGCATTACTAAAATCAACATCTCCTGAATTTGTACTATTGTTGCCACTACTATTTTTATTATTATTACTAATGATATTAGCAATTGCATCTTTATTTTCATATGAGCTTGTAAGAATATTAGGCTCTACATCTAATTTAATTTCTATATCGCATTTGTGTAATCCATCTGAAAGAGTATGTCTTGCACTTTTGACAAAGTAATATCCAATTAATTTACCACTATGCAAATAAATATATCTATTAGCTTTTATTTCTACTTTTTCATCTAAAATAATTAAAGGAATTGATGTGCTTTTTTCAATTTTATTAAGTTCAGATAATTTATTAACAGCTATATTCTTAGCTTGAGCTACATTATCAACATCAACTGATATGGTATCACTAAGTTTTCCATACCAGCTATACTTGGTTTCATCACTTGCACTTGCAATTATAGAATTATATTTTTCTTCACTAGATACAACTTGTATATCATTTTTCATATTTTCTATACTGCTGTCAATAATATAATCACCAACTATAACATTAGGTATTATTTTCATATCTTCAAGCCTAAAAATATTAATTTTATTACCTTCAATTTCTCGAATATATCTTATTCCTTGGTCATTAGATGATTTAGATAATATATCATCTATTATTTCAGCTAATGTTTTATCTTTGTAAATTTGAGTTATAAGTGTAGGAATATTAGTTATATTACCTTGTAAATAAGCATCTTTTATAAGTGCTTTAATGCATTCACTTGCTTGTAAATTATTAAATTGTTTCAATACTTTATTTTTTAGATAAAAGCTATAATCTTGTACTGTATAACTAAATGTATTAGTTTTATCTGATTTATGAATTATAACACCTCTTATTAACTCATTATCACTTTCATATAAGCTTACAACTTGTCCTTCTGCTAAGTCTTTGATAGTATCAAAAGTAAGCTGAGTACCAAGGGTATCAGCGTTACTTTCCCAACTCAAATTATTAGAATATGGTAGAATGTCAACTCTATTAGTTACTAATCTAAACATATCTATTCCCTCCAGGCTCCACTATCATCAACATAATAGCCATCAATAGTAGTATTTCTAGCCATATTGCAAATTCCATCATAAAAATAATACCACTTTCCATTAATCTGTTTCCATTTTCCATGCACGGCCATGCACTTTTCATCAAGATAATACCATTCATTTTTCCAAAGCAACCATTGATTTTCCAGTGCATATCCAGCTTCATTAAAGAAATACCATTCTCCTTCTATAAATCTCCATTCATTAGCATACCATTTATAATTATCATAATCATAACAGTACCACCAACCAGTAGCATTTCTATTCCAACCAGGTGCATAAGCACTTTTAGTTGTTTCTCTATACACCTTAAGGCCTAAGCTATATTTATAATCACAATTTCTTTTAACGCTGTAATTTAAGCTTTCAATAGAAAATTTATTGTTAACATAAGTACTCCCATCATCTTTTATGATAACAACTTGTATATATTGCTTACTTACAACTGCATAATCTAATAGATCAAGTACATCTTTTGCTAACACATTACTTTTAGCAAAACTATATTTTCTAACAGGTAATTCACCTTCTAAAGTAAAAGTATATAATCCCTGTTCTTTTATGAAATTAAAAGTACCAGCATTATAAGATTTAAATTCTTCATTTTGTATACTGTATTGCAATTCAGGAAGTTCAGCTGGAATAAAAGGTAGCTTTAATACTTTGCTTTTATCTTTATTTGCAATATAAATATCATAACTCATGCTTAAACCTCCTTATATATTAGCAAGTGCTGCTAAAACTTTTCTTCCAACAATTTCTCCACATTTATCTGCAAAACTTTCTTCGCCTATAAAAGTGTTAACATTTATTTGTATTTGAGGAATACCCTTATTATTTAAAATTTTATTAGTTTCATTATTAGTATTAACTTTTGCTCCTTTAGACATATTAACAAGTTCTGGTCCATGTTCCCCTACAAGAGTTACTCCTTCTTGTGTATAATGACTTCCTGTAGCAAGCTGTGGTATGTGTGGAATATTTAATCCAACGTGTTCACCCCCAAGAACAGGAACCCAATCTGGAATATTAAAATCAATTTTATTAATACCATCTATACATTTGTTAACTATTCCTATAATAAAGTTCAAAGGAGCTTTTGCTATGCCTTTTAAGCTATCAAATATTCCTCTAAAAATTTCTTTTACGCCTTCCCAAGCAAGCCCCCAGTTACCAGTAAATACACCAGTAATAAAATCAATAATTCCATTAAATATTTCTAATGCACCTTGGATTTTAAGACCTATTCCACTAAATACATCTGAAACTATATTCCCGATAAAACTAAATACTGTACTAAAAATAGGACCAAAAGTGTTTACTAACCAAGTTCCTAAAGGTACAAGTACATTATTCCATAAGTTTTGTAGACTGCTCCATAAGCTTTGTAAAATAGGCATTATAGTGCCTTGAAACCATGTCATTATTGCTTGTCCTATAGAAATAACTATCTTTCTGAATCCTTCGCATTTAGTCCATAGCAAAACAAATATACCTATTAATGCTGTTATTCCAAGTATTATCCAACCAATTGGAGATAGAAGAATAGTTCCATTTAATACTGCCCACACAATTTTAAATGCTTCTATTGCAATAGATACACCTCTTACTGCTTTACTAACTAATGTAAAAGCTAATGCCATACTAGCAATAGTTATAATAATATCTTTATGTTGAATAATAAAATTAATTAATTTACTTATAACATTATAAACAGTAGTAAATACCTCAGTAGCTTTATTTGCTATATTGTCAAGCGTTCCATCTTCTTGCCACTTAGTAAGCTTATCGGCTAATGTTTGCACTTTTGCTTTTATTTTTTCAATCAAACTTCCACTTTTTACAGTTCCATCTTCTTGTATACCAACTATTTTAGAAAGTGCTGATTTAACAATACCAGTAACTGTTGAAAATAAACCTTTTGTAGTTTTAGCAAGTTTTTCAGCTCCACCAACATATCTTTCGTCCATTATTGCAAGTAAAGCTTTGTTAAAGTTTTCTTGATTGGTTATTTGACCTTTGTTATTAATAGTCTCCTGTCCAGCAAACATTTCATTTGCTTTAGCTTGTATATCTGCTTTCTTTATTCCGAACTCCTTTAGCCTTTCTAATTCCCCAGTCTGAGCATCAATAAATGCTTCTGTTGCCTGGTCAAGTGGTTTATTAGTTGCCGCTGCCATATCTACTATATTACCAAGATAACTTTTAGCACTTAATCCCATGGATTCAAGCTTAGAACTTGCTTCGACCATCTCACTACCTTCAAAGGGTGTTTTGTTTGCTAAATCAATAGAATACTTCATAATTTCAGCTGCTTTTTCAGTTGACTTAGTAGCTGTTTCTAATTGAGTTCTATATCCTTCAAGATTGAATCCTTCAGAAAGTCCAGTTCCAAGTCCTAAGCCACTAATAACAGTACCTATTTTAGCTGCTTTTTTAGTAACATTAGCAACTGTTTTTTCAATTCCTTTTCCTAAATTATTTAAGCTTTTTTGTGCTGCAAGTGTAGCCTTTTGTGCTTCTTTAGATAAACTTTTAAAATTTTTAGATACTCCTACAAGCTTTTTACTAGCATTATCTTGCAGTGAAAGAATAGTATTTAATGTTTTACTTGCCAATATTAATTACCTCCTTCCCCTGCTAATGCTTTTAATTTGCTTTTTTCAAATTCAATTTTTATATCAATGTTATAATTCATACTTTCGATAAAAAATATTTTTTCTACTTCTGTAAGATTTAATAAATAATTTAAATTAAATCCTCTATCTAAATAATAAGCAACATAATTTAATTGTCCTGGGGTATTTTTAGTACCCCTTATTAGTTTTTTATTTCTTCTTGAATTTCATTTGAATTAAATGTATCTGATATTTTCTCAGCTGCATCAATTGTTCCATCAACTCCAAAAACTTTAAATGCAGTATCATAAGGATCTATTACTTCAACTTCTGTTTGTAATTCAGAATCATGCAAATAAGCACAACATTTATAAACTAAAATCTTAGCTGCTTCAGCAACTGGAATTATATCAGTTTCATCTACCTTTACATTATTATTTTCATCTCTGCTTATCTTTGCACCTTTTGCTGCACCATTTAGATATTCCAATAAATCATTATCGCTTGGTCGAGAAAATGGTACAACTCCATACCCTTTTACAAAAATATCAGCTACAAGTAATCTTTTTTTATATTTATCTATTGCTTTTGCTTTAAAATCCTCTAATGTTAATTTTTTATTATCCAATATAATCATCCTTTCATAATAAAAAAGACACTCAATTAAGAGTGCCTTCCTTAAGCTATTTTATCTAAAACATCATAATCACTAAATTTAAATGGATATTCTTCTTCAACAACTTCCTTAGCCTTAAATCCTGCTAAAATAAATTCTGTTATTACAATACCAGTAATAGCAGTTCTTTCACTTTGTCCAGTAGTTTTATCAGTTAGTGATGTTATAATTTTAAAGTCAGGCATTATACCACTTTTATAAGCCATTGCTACTTGATACCATAACTTACTATTTATTTTCCCAAAAGTTATAGTTCCTTCTCCACTCCAACCATCATAAGATGAATGTGTTGCTGCGTCACCACAAAAGTTATGATCTGAAAATTCCCCTTTTACTTTTGCTTCAATGCTTTTTACAGTAGTTAATAATTCTCCATTAATCCATACATTCCCACTTGAACCTTTTAATAATCTAGTTACTACATCTGACATTTAATCACCTCCAACTAAAAAAGAGATATTACAAATTTTAAGTTTGTCATAGAACCTAAAATTTTAACATCTGCTAATATATATAAATCTCTTTTAAATGTACTATTTTTTATTTTTGCATCATTCCATGTGCTAGCTTCTGATTTTCCTGAAGCAATCCATACTTTACGTTGAGATGTGACATCTATTTCTGTAATATTATTATAATTACTATCTAAAATATCATTTTCTTCAAGTTCTTTAAAATAAGAACTATTTACAGCACTAATAAATAAAATTTGATTATCTAACTTATTTTTATAATTACCTAAATAAGTTTCTTGAAATACTTCTCTAATATCATCTTGCATCATATCCATAGCTTCAACTGTTTCTATGAACTGCATATCTTCAGTATTATTTTCTCCATCTAAAGTAATAAGAGTATTATTCCCTTGAACTATCCTTACATATTTACTATCATTTTTAAGAATAAAATTACCTTTAGCTAATTCTGAATTATTATCAGCAAACGCTTCAGTTCTTGATAAATTTGTACACTTAAAATATGTGCAACTTTTATTATTTCCACCACAATAAGCTAAAATTCCCAATAAACTTGGAAGATATTGAACTCCATCTACTTCTCCCCTAGCATCCTTAAACATTATTTTTTCATTTGTAAAATTAACTATATGTTTACAATCTGTGCTAGTACCTTTATATACAAGTGCTTTATAAGTTTTCTTTTGTTTTTCCTTAGATTTAATCCAACTTATAAGTGTTGTAAAATCTTCTCCTGCTCCATTTGCTATTGTTATCCATCCTGTAATTAAGTTTTTTTCTATTTCTATAAGTGCATTAGCAATTGTATCTGTATTAACTAAGATAACTTTTGATGGTGGAAACATGAATATATCTGTAATCGCTTTTTGATTGTCCTCACTATATTTATTTTTTACTTTTTCAAATTCTGTAATATCTTTATACTCTAAATATTTAGGACAGTCTTTAGTTGTATCATTTTTTAATATTAATATTGCAATTCCACGTTCAGATTTATTAATTGAACTTGTAGCTTTTTGCTTAAATACTATATCAATATTAGGTTCTTGTACTGTCATAATCATTCCTCACTTTCACTAATATCTATTTTAAAATGTAAATTTTCCATGTTTTCATATTCAACACCATCATTAAGTATAATTTCAGGAATATCTTCTAAAGTTTCAATATCAAAACTACATATAAGAACTTTATCGCTTACTGTAACTTCAACTTTATCAACTTCAATATAAAAGCTATCATTAACTTTCAATGAAGTTAAAAATTCATTTTCAATTAGATCTTGTACTTTGGTGTTTTCAATTTTGTATTTTTCCAAATCACTTGCAAAAAAATAAACTCTTACAGTAAGAGTTCTTTCTTTCATACAACTATTAAATTTTCCTGTAGTAGCATTATCTAAAAATATCTTTAATGATGGTCTAACTATTGGCTCTGATAAATCACTTGCTATAATAGGAACTGATTTAAATTCACTATCTTTAAGTGCATTAATAATTTTATTGTTAATAGCCTTGTTGAGTTCTAATAGTGTTATCATTCGCTCAGCCCCTTTATTACTGTATTTTCAACAAACTCTTCACAATCAGAATTAAAGGTACTTTCAAAACTCTTTGCTGAATTTTTAAATACATGATATCCTTCAACAAATCCTACCTCTTTACCATTATGAGTTATCATTCTATGACCATCTTCTAATAAATGTGATTTAGGATCTGATGAATATACTCTATTACTTATAGCTCCATTTTGTTTATATTTATAAACCTTGCCTTGTTTTATAGAATCATAATAAGTATGGTTTTTATGATGTATTCCTGAAAAAATAGCTTCTTTTTGTGTTTCCTGTAATAATGATTTTCCTTCTTTTTTAATAAATTTTTTACTTTCTTTTGGTAATTCCTCATTAGCTATTCTGAGTAAATCTTTTGCAAATGCATCTAATTGTGACGTATCTAGATTATCCATTTTCAATTACCTCTTCACAAAACATTTCAATAGTTTCATCTTTAAAATAAGGATTAAGTATATATTTAATATCAAACCTTTTATCTCTAAATATTATATACATATCATTAGTTAATTCTTTTGCTGATTCATACCTAACTATGATTTTATGAGTAACATTTGCTAAAATAGTATCACCCTGTTGTTTTTGTAGATTACCAGTTTGAGGTCTTACTTCTGCCCAAATAGTTTTAAACTTAGTCCAAGTAAAATCAATTTCTCCTAATTCATTTCTAATTTTTGATTTAGAATATATATCTATTCTATGAGTTAAAGAATTTATATTCATTGTGGCACCTCTGCAACTGTGTAATCTCTTGATAAACATAAGTGATCCTTCAACATATCATATGCTTCTTTATATCTAATAGCTTCTTTATCATCTGTGCTATACTCAGCTTTACAGTAAACTTTTATTGCTCTAATAATTAAACTATCAGTATCAATTATTTTACTTTCAAGCACTCCACTTAATTTCAAATCTGCTTTAGCTGCATTAATAGTATCTTGAATATCATCATCTAAACTATCACTATCAATTCTTAATGATAATTTTATCTTCTCCAGCATGTAACCACTCCTTTAAAAATAGGAGGGAATATTCCCTCCTGTAATTAAGCCTTTTTCTTAGTTACAGTAACTAAAGAATCTTTAATAACGACCTTACCATCAGCAATCATTATTGCTCTAGTAACAAGATCATCTGTATCATCATCTGTATATTTCTTAATACCCATTGAATAATTTGTGTTTAGTACATAGTCACTAGGATTGAATAAGAATGCTACAACTGTATCTTTTTCTACAGTCTGAGAATAACTATCCATGTAGTTATTAAGAATAACTCTTCTTCCTAATAAAATTCTTTCAGGTGCTCCATTAATTCCATAATTAACTCTTGCAATTGGTTGTCCATTTGAATCTAACATTCCAGCAAACTGCATAAATGTTTTCTTTGTCATGAACCAAACTGCTCCATTTTCATATTCAAGTGGTAAAGCTGATTCAGCATCAATTAAAGTTGAATAAGCAATTGCATCTGTTGCTTTAATGTCAATGTTTTGACCTTCATTAACTGTTTCAGTTAAAATTCCTTTAGGTTGCCCTGAGCCTGTACCGTTTATTATTGACTGTTCTAAAGCTTTTGTCATAGCTTCAGTTATATTTTTAATTAATGTACTTTCAAATACTGGTAAAGCCATTAAATCAGTTTCAAAGCTTACTGCTACTGCACATCTTAACTTATGATAAGCAAATGTAATTGATCCTGTAGTTTTCTTTTGTTTGTCACTTCCTGCACCCTCTAATACCCAAATTGCAACTGGCTTAACTGTTGAAAGTGGTACTGTCACGCCACCTTTAATTGATGTTCTTGTTATAAGTGGTAATATCATTCCTGTTGCTTCAAGTTTTTCAATTATCTTTTGTAAAACTGTATCAGGAATCATTTCTCCAACATCACCAGTTTTTGTTGTTCCTGCTACATTCTTTAATTCTCCTGGAATAGATGTTCCATTTACAACATAATTCATAAATGCTTTTCTATACCCAACAGAGTTAGTAAAACTTTCTTCTTCAACATTATTTTCCTTTGTACTTGCAATAATTCTTCCAGTAACATTATTACTTAAAGTAGTAATATCTGTTGCTATTGGATTATCTTTTAACGTAGCTAAGTTTGCAATAGCAGTAGATTCACTTTCGAATTTATTATCTAAGTTTGTGATTTCATTCATTTTAGATTGACCTTCTTCTATTTTACCTTCATTGATAAGATTTTCTGCTTCTGTATATAGACCATTTCTTAAATCTAAATATTCTTGTTTGTTCATTATTGAACTCCTCCTTTTAATTTTAGTAATTCTAATTGAGCTTTAACTTTTTGTTGCATAAAAAAATCAACCTCTTTATTTTTTAAAGGTTGATTAATTCCAGGATTAAAATTCTTAAATTTTTCAATTAAATTATTATTTAATGTAATTGAATTACACATTTTACTAGCACTATTCTTAAGTAAATTAATCATATTGCTGTCTACTTTTTCATTAGTATACATTATTTCATCAATTAATCCTTTTTCTAATGCTTCATCTGCTGTAAGCCACGTTTCATTATCCATTAGCTTTTTAACTTCCTTTTCTTCCATACCGGTTTTTAATGTATAAGCATTAGAAATAGTTTTATTAGCTTTTTTTAATACTTCTGCTGTATGCTCCATATCTCTATAATCACCTTGTGCTTTTGTAGATACATTATGTATCATAATTTCAGCCAAAGGTGACATTTTGCACTTTCCAGCCATTGCAATAACACTTGCTATACTTGCACACAATCCATGTATTTCAATACTTACATCTCCGTTATGATTTTTTAACATATTATATATCTCACAACCTGCAAACACATCACCACCACCACTGTTAATTCTAACAGTAATAGGCTGTCCATTAGCATTATTTAATGCTTTTTGAATAATGCTAGGTGAAACTGCTTGTATTCCATACCATGAATAAATCCACTCTGAACCACTTGATACTACTTCACCCTTTACATCTACATATGTCATTTATTGTCATCTCCCTTAACAACTTCAGTATCTAATCTTCTTACTATTTTATCCCCATCTTTAACTGGAGGTAAATTTAACACTTCTCTCCATTCATTTGGTGTCATAGCTCCTCTGTCTACCATTGACCTTAATTCTAATTTAGTAGACATACTTGCATATTGAAGATTATTAGCTGTAAAAACAATTTTATTTCCAAAACCTCTTTCTCTTCTAGTAAAAATCTTTCTAGTATATTCATTAGAAAGTTGCATTGCTAAAGGTTCTATTTCACTTTCATAATAAGCGTTCCATTCATCTTCTTTATAATTTGATTGAACTATTTTCTCATTTGTATTAAACAATGAATAAATTCTTTTAGTAGTCCTATCCATTTGAGCTGCGTTAGGAACATAGTCTTTAGGATCAACTTGAGTTGCATCTACTTTAGTATCAATCCCTGCTGCTCCACCACTTTTTGTACTTGAAAGAAAACTTTCTGTAAATTCATCTGTTTGTTTTTTTATGTCCTCAGGTCTTAAAGCTTGATTAAATTTTAATAACCATCTTATTATTCCACCATTTTTAACGGCATTTATAATTCCTTGATCTGTAGTAGTAATAACGTTCATTAAAGGCAATAATGCATCTCTTAAACTTTCTCCAAAAATATCATTCTCATTAATATCTTGTCTTATATGAATAATATCAGTATAAGGATAAGTTACAGTTTTCCCGTTACTGTTATAAAATCTTAAATGCAGTAATCCAATATTATCATATATAGCTTCTACCCCAGAACATTGAATATTGTACATTTCAATAGGATAACCATTTTCGTCTTTTACAATTAATGCAAATGCATTATTATTTAAAGCTAGTTGCATTGCCATTTTTTCTAAGAACACTTGGCCACTCATATACGGATTAGGTTCTTCAAGTAAAAACTTTATATAAACTTCAGGATTAACTATAAAACCATCTTCTTTATTATTTCTTAAGTGCTGTGGTATTAATTTTCCTATAGCCTTTACTTTTGGTCTTACACAAGCTCTAACAATATCTGATTTATATATATTTCCATTCCATGTATAAAATCCATTTCCCTTATCTTCAATAAGTTCAAATCTTGTTTTTGATGGACTTCTATTAAAAAATCTTCTAAATATATTCAATTCCTCACCACCTTTCTATAGCATAGTTTCATATTCTCCTAACTTATCTTGTAGAACTACATAGCCTATTATAAGTGTTACTCCTCCATCAATACGCCTTCTATTATCAACACCTTTTACTGGCTGAATATTGTTATTAATATCAGTTTTAACTTCCATATTTTGAAGGCACCACTTATCAATAGGATTATTATTGTAAATAACTTTATTTGCTATTAAATCAGCTTTAAGTTCTTTCATTGGAAATGATAATGTATATACCCCTTGTCGTACTTTGATCATAGATTCAGGACCAAATTCATCTTTATAAGCTTGAAGTAATGTATCATCCACATGCCAAGGATCATATCCAATCCAAGGAATATAAATATCATAAACATCTCTTATTTCTTTAAACCATTCAAGCATGTCATATTTATTTACCTTATTTCCCTGACATACTCTTAATAATCCTTGCTGCTCCCACAGTTTATAAGGAACATTATCATCTTCTTTATTAGTTTCTATTTCATTAAGTTTAGCTTCAGGAATAAAATACATTTGCATTACATAAACATTAGGATCATCTTTTTTCATACATAATACTTTAGCAGATGCTAAATCTGTTGTTTCAGCTAAGTCAAAACAACCAATTCCATATCTAAATCCCATTTTTTTAATGTCAAAAGTAGTTTCATTATTAAGTTCGTCCCATCTTAACCATGAACATGCTGAATTTTCTTTCATGTTAAAGTCTTTAACCATAACAGTAGCTTTAAACGCTGCATCTGCTTTAGCTTTATTTACGCAATCTCTTAAAAACTCTATTTTTTTAATAGGTCCTAATCCTGGATTAGCTTTTATCCAACATTCTTCTTTATCCCACTCATCTTTATCATCAAGTTCATAAATAAATGGTAAAAATCTATCATCTTTGTTTTTTCCATCTAAAACTCCACAAGCATAATCATATTGAGAATCGAATATGGAATTTCTTATAAATCCATTAGTAGTAATACAGTTTAACAATGGTTGCCTTCTACTACTCATTGATTGTTTCATCAAATCATATATATCTCTATTTTTAATTGCTGCTAGTTCATCTATAGTGACCATGTGGCTATTTAATCCATCCAGTCCATTACTATTACTTGCTAAAGCCTGCAATGTTCCATAATTTGCATGAAAATATATATCTGATTTTCTTTTTTTTAAGTGTTTACTGAGTTCAGGAGATTGTTGAGCCATTTTATAACACTCATTAAATCCTTTTTTAGCCTGTTCAAGTTTTGTTGCAATATTATATACTTCAGGAGAACCTTCTTCATCACCAACTAGCATATATAATTCATCACATGCTAATTCAGTAGTCTTTCCATTTTTACGACCTCTAATATCTAAAACTTCTTGATATTGTCTAAATCCGGTTTCAACATTTATAAAACCAAATACTGCTTGATGTTTTGCTTTTTGAAATAATTCTAGTCTTAATGCTCCACCTAATTCTCCTTGAGCTTGCTTACAAAAGAATTCTATAAATTCTATAGGTCTATTAGCTAATTCTTCATTGAATACCCATGGATAATACTTTTCAGGATTATTAAGCTTATCAACTAGCATAGAATATACTTGTTTAATTCTTTTACAAGCAACTATTTCACCTGACATTATTTTGTTATAGTATTCTTCTATATATGTCATTTCTTAATTTTTCCTCGCTTTAAGAAATCCATAAGTGCATCTGATTGTTCTTTTTTTATTTCAACTGGTAACACATCAATTAATTGTTTCATAACTACTGAATATTTTTGAATGAAATTAGTATAAACTTTAACCTCTGGTCTTTCTCTCATGAACTCTTGCTCACCTTGTACAAATAATTCTGTCATTCCATTTTTAATAAGATCTATTCTTAAATCTTCAAGACATATTCTCATGAATGCTGCTTCATTCATTAAGCCTTCAAGAACTTTAGCTTTATCTTTTGAAAAATCCTTATATAATTTTTTAATTCTGTTTATCTCTTGTTTAATCTTTTTTTCTTTTTCTAATTGTTCGGAAATACTCAAAAATATACCCCCTCCCTTTTTCAAAATTTCATTCGGAGGAAAATTGTTGTCCCTATACGGTCACCAGCTATAGCCCCCACTAACAATTTTAGGGGGGCTATGCTTGTATCAATTCTCCTTTTTCGTTGAACTTGAAACCTTTTATAGTTGCACTTTTCTTTTTAAATCTTTTATGTTCTTCATTATGGCAATCTAGGCACAAGTACTCTAGGTTTTCATGATTAAGTGACACATCAGGATTATTTATATTCATTGGTGTTAATTGTTTTATATGATGTACAATGTAACCTGGCTTTCCACACCTCTCACACAAACCAAATACAGATTTAATATAAGATGCTCTACATTTATTCCATTGTTTGCTATTATAAAAAGCTTTTGCAAACTCTTTAGCCAATCCTATTCACATCCTTTTAAATTTCCATGTCCAATAATTTTAAATCCACTAGGAATTATTACAACTTTTTCTCCCAGCTTTTCAGATAATTCTTTTTCTCTTTTTTCAATTTCTGTATCATTAATTCTACTTTCTGCTTTTAGTATTAACATTTTTTATACCTCACTTTTCATATGATATATAACGAATATTAATTATTTATAATGTTTTATTATTCGTATTTTTGCGTTTGAATGTTTAATTATCATAGAGAATCTAATATTTATTTTTAAATTTTATTACTAATATAAGTCATTATTTTTTAGTACGCTAATAGCAATATGTTTATTTTTTAAACATTCATATGTTAAAAAAAATAAACATCATCTTACGAAGTCACTTAAAGACTTACTATATTGATGATATTTTTCTCTATCTAAACCTATATATCTTTTAGTTTCTTCTATAGATGAATGTCCAAGCAATTCTTTTACAGCAACTATATCTTTATTGCTTTCCATATAAATTTTATATGCGTAAGTTTTTCTCATACTATGTGCTGATATATCATATAATCCAAAATATTCACCAGCTTCTTTAAGTATATTACTTACTGCTTGAACTCCAATATGTTGATTAGTTCCTTTTCTCGATTTAAATATATATTCATAATCTTTTTTATCTTTAATATAATTTTTTAAAAGTTTTTCTACTTTAGGAATTAATTCTACTGTTCTAGGTTTTCTATTTTTTTCTCTTATATTTTTACTATTCATTTTCTTACCTTCATAAATAGTAAATTCTTTTCTTCTTAATGCTTCTTTAATATCTCTAACTTTAAGTTTTACTAAGTCACCTGCTCTATAACCAGTTGTTATTCCTAATACAAAAAGAATATAATTACGTTCATTTTTATATTTTAAATAATCCTGGATATCCAATACACTAGATGTAGTAGTAATAGGTTTAGCAGGTCTTTTTCTTTTCATTTTATTTCACCTACCTCACCTTTTCCTTTCATCATTTTTAAAACATTCTTTAATATCGTTAGAATTGTAAGGATAATAATAAGTTTCTATTCTTTCACATTTATTTCTATCTTTACAGCTTAAACAAAATAAAGGAGATCTAGCACATAATACTTGATCCCCTTTAAATTTAATATTTAATTTAAGTTTCTTTCTCACATTGCTAAACCTCCTATTTCTATTTTTTTAAATAAAAAAGCACCTAGAATTTTTCTAAGTGCTTTCTTTAACCAATTACATTATAACATATTTTGAATTACATACGTGTTACATTTTTGTGCAATTTTTGTGCAATTTTTGTGCAATATCTATGCAATTTTAATTTTATTTATAGCTTGATTTAAAATATAATATATTTGTCTTTTACTTCTATACAATCTTTTAGTAGTTTCTGAGATGCTACTTTTTTCTATAAGAAGCATATTTATAACTTCTTTTTCAAAATTATCTAACACTTTTAAAGCATTATCTACTCTTTTATTTGCTATCTCATTAAATCTTATTTTTTTTTCTAAATTTTCAATTTGATTGAGAACATAGTCATTATTTTTGCAATTCATTGAGCTTTGCACTTTCTCGTCAAAATTACTAGCTCCAATCTGTTCTCCAATTTTTAATTCTTCTATTTTTAATTTCATATCTTCTGTTTCAATTTCTCTTAATTTATACAAAGCTAATTCTCTTTTAACCTTTTCGTCCATATATATCACTCCTTAATATCTATTTCAATTCCAGTTTCTATAATCCATCCACGCCCTATAAGCTTGTCTTTATGCTCTATGTTGATTTCTTGTATTAAATTAGACTGATCTAAATCTAAAGCTTGTCTATGACATCTCCATAAAAGCAAAATACAAACTTGCATTAAATCAAATGTTTCTCTTATAATTTCCTTTAAATTTAATAATGTTCTATTAAAATAATAATTAGTTAATGCTTCCTTAACTTCCTCACATTCTTCATCTAATTTTTTACTTATAGCATAATTACTTAAAGTTGTATTATCTATGTTTAATCGCTTATTTTCTTTTAAAATATGCATCATTAATTTCATTTTATTTTTTCCTTTCTAATTAGGTTTGGATACCTAATTTTTAGGGAGTGAGTACACACTCCCAATGCTTGCTACTCCAAATATGGCTTTATAAACTCAACAACTGTTTTTTCAGGAAAGCTTATATCTTGTATTATGTTTAAAAAATTTGGTAATATTAATACGCAAATCCCCAAAAATGCAATTATTGTTCCAATTAAAATCATATTAGTCTTCGGTGAAAATATATCCATAAAATCATCTTTTTCACTAGAAAAACTTTTTGATTTTTTTAATACATAAAACCCTACAAATAGTATTCCTATTCCAACAATCAACCATGTTAAACTTGTACAAATATCATATAAAATAATTTTATGAATTAGCTGTTGAATATATGGTAAAGCATTATCTTTACTCCAATCAATAACCATTCCAAACTTTTCACATACTTTATCTAAAACATTTATTATTTGATCACTTACTTCCATCTTTTTTCCCCCTAACTTAGTATTGCGAATTACTTAGGTTAAATTACTAATTCAATTTTTCTATGAGAATTTGCTTTTATAATTTTATCTGCA